TCATCTACATTCCATCTAGTTCCTTCATTATCAACAAAAGAAGTTTCTTCCGTACCATCATTGATGAATCCAAATGGTGCCATGTCTGCTTCTATCTGATCTCTTTGATCATCATATACTCTCTTTCTAATATCATCGTCAGTCATCTCCTTGAAATAATCCTGTACTACCAACCATGCAAATATAACAAGGCACATTGCTAAGTCATCATTACATCCTTCTTCTGCTTCAAATGAATTAGCCTTTTCAATAAAGGTAGTTAACTCTGCAATAATATTATAGTCATGTATCAATAATTTATCAGACTCTATAAGTGTCTTTAGGTTCAATGCACCCATCTTCTTAACAGTCTTAGACATTTTAACGCCAAGTTGAACCTTACTACCAGAGAATCCTTGACCTAATACTTGACCAGCCCTACCCCTCATTGCAGTCATTAGAACATTTTCATATTCCATGTCATAGAATAGTATAGATGCTATCTGATCTCCTATGTCATTTACTTCACATAAGATATACGCATTGTTATATGCCTTTGCAAATTGAGCAATAACACTAGGGAACAACATTGGTTTTATATGATTATTCCTATACTTAGCAACAACCTTATACGGAAACTCCGTAGTATCAAATACTATGAAGGCAGAGTAATCCTTCTCTACACCCCTTGCAACGTCAACAGTCATAACATAATTATGTTTATCTATTGGGTTTACATATATCTCTCCACCCCTCTCACCTCTACCAATTGGTTCATCATATGATAATACCTTTAACTTAGCTGGAGATATTAAAGTATCAACAGATCCTAAGAACTCACATTCAAACTCAACACGGAACTGTGCTTCTGATGTGTTCTTAATCGTCTGTTCTTTCCAGTCTTCATCTCTGCCTGGCACCTCAGACCAATGAACGTCTGTGGTTATATACTCGTTTCTACCTAGTTCTGCATCATGCCACAGTCGGTAAAAGTGATTCATACCACGAGGGGTAGAAACAATAATTACCTTAGTAGACTTACCAGAACTAATAGTAGGATATACACTACTAAAGAAATCATCTGCAATATGGTTGGGAATGAACGCAAATTCGTCTAAGAATATAATGTTAAATGACATACCTCGAACAGCAGATGCAGAGGTGGATGCAGCAACAATCTTAGACTTATTCTCTAATTCCATAGAACCTTTGTTCCATGCAATAATACCTTGTTGCATCCACTTAGGTAATGCCTCATATGCAATCTGCAATCTACCTAGTAGATCCCTAGCGGTTGCAGCTTTGTTTGCAAGAATACCTATAGTTACACTATCATTGAACAATGCATAATGTAAAAGATAAGATACCACAGTCGTTGATTTACCTGACTGTCGAGGCATCTTACAGATATTAAATCTACCAGAATGGAAATTATGAATCAATTTCCTCTGGAATGGATACATGTCAAAAGGTACAAGACCTTCATCCAAGTTGATAATTCTTATGAATTTCTCGGTAAAATATACGGGATCGTCTTTACACTTAAGATACTCAGCAATTTGTTTTTTAGTAAAGTTCTGAGCAACGTTTGCCTTTTTTAGATTCGGGTTACCAAGATATACATGATCAGCTTCTTTAGGCATCAGGGATTAATTACAAGTAATGGTTTAGTTGGATCTTTTTCAGAAGGACAGAAATATATTACCTTACCGCCTGGATATACTTTTTCCAATTCAGATTGAACATCTCTCTTAAGAGGGCGTCCTCTTTGAGGGAAGAACATCTGAATGAACTTAGTCTGTCCTCTAAAAATAAAAGTTATAGAATAAGTTGCACCATACTGGTTTAACCTCTTCCAATTCTCTTCTCTTAAATGTCTATAAGATTTCATAGCAGAACGCAGGTCTCCGTATTTATTTATTGTCCTTCATGGTCTGTTTAAGCATCTTCTGTAATTCAGCGGTGCTTCCTACAAACAATGAGTTATTAGTTACTTGAGTGGTTTGTTTAGTATCAACCTCCTCAATATCTTTGACCTTCTTCTGAAGATCCATTAGTTTATCTGCAATGTCAGCAGTAGACTTGATTAATTGACCAGCAACTTCATATGCCCTTGCAGATTCAGATTCCTGTGCCACTTCAAGAATACCATCAACAGCTTCCTGACCTTTCTCAACCAAAGAATATAACTGAGCTCTACTATATTCATAGTCTTTTTGGATCTCTGGTGAGTCGCCTTTAGATTTCTTGATGCTTGTTCTAGTAGGTTTCTTTTCAGGTTCCTTCATAATCTCCGTAGGAGACAGTTCTAAAGCATCATCTATCTTATTAAATTCGTTCTTCATAAGTCAGAGTCGGTTCCTTGAGCTACACTATAAACTGATCCATCAGAGTATTCAGTATATGTTTCGCCAAATCCAAAGTCATCACCTTCAATTACCTGTGCAGTATCCTGTACATTAATTATATTAATTGGAACATTTATATCATGTGGTTTTATTGTACTTGTATATTGACCTCTCTTAACCTTCAATCTATTTCCAGTTATAGAACTAATCAACATCTTCTCTTCATCTATTTGAATATAATCTCCTTTTCTGAATGGAACAGCACTATTAACATCAAACTCAGTTTTGATAGTATCAAATGCCTCATTAGTTCTTGCGGTATCATCCTGATCATAATCTTTAATAGCAGCAGGGACAGCCTGATATCTAATCTGTCTAGGTGCAGTCTTAGTATTTGAAGTATCAGTATAGTAATCTGCCTGTACTTTCTTGATCAATCCTTCACTGTTATTAGCAATAGGCCCGAATAGATATGTCTTACAAGTAAAGTTCAAAGTATATGTCAATGCTCTTCTAGTGAGGAAGTCATCTTCATAATTATCTTCCATCTGGATTCCTTCCAGAGTTATTGGCATATCTCTTTTTTCTCCAATAATATCTACCAAATCAATAGTAAGATTAAATGCTGGTTGGAAATATGGTAGTATCTGTTCTAAGATTTGTATTGCATCCTCATTTAATTTTGCAAGGATACTTAGTTGCATATTAATGTTATATGGTACAGGCATGTACCCTTTAATCAACTTATTGGTTTTCTTATTAACTGCCTTAAAGGTTTGCATTGTAGAAACCTTACGAGTAGAATCATAATTCATACCCATGACTTCAAAAGCCATCCTAGGCAATGTAAGTGTAGTTCCTACACCATCACTATAATCCCTACCTTGAGTTATTCTTGCTAAGAATTTCTGTTGTGGGCCATAAGATATTGGAACCTTTATAACACTAACAACCTTCCCAGCCTTATCAGTATGTTGGATCTCAATATTATTAAACAAGGTTCCGAAAGACACGATTGTCTTGCGGATAATCTCATGATAGAAATGATTGGTTAACATAATATTACCACTTTATAATTGTATTTAGAATTCCCCAAATGGGTTCCTTTCTGAGAAATCTATAATTTGATCTGCTTCAAATTCAATAGTCTCATTCTGTGCGTAGTCTCTATCACCATCTACTGAACTTTCGATCTCTGCAATTCTATAACTCGCACCAGCACCAACAATGACTTCACCAACAGCGAAATCACCAGTTGGAATGGTCACCTTAAGTATCTGATTTTCAGTATCCCATGCAGCAACGTATGCACTAGTACCAGTAGAGACTCCTCTAATAGATTCTTCTAACTCAAACTCTCCAAAGGAATTGGATGTAACAGAAGATATTGCAACAATAGCGGGAGTAGATGTATATCCAGCACCAGCATTACTATATCTAATCTGAGTTATAGTACCAGAACTACTTACAACTGCATCTGCCTGTGCGTTCCATAGTAACTCAGCAGTTTCATTAGACTGTTGAATCCATACAGAAGTAATACCAACTGTAGGAGTAAAGTTATATCCCTGACCACCAGTAGTAATTGCAACTGGGCCAAGTACTGCTTCGGATATTATAGCAGTTGCGATTGCAACACCATTATTTACTGGAGAACCACCAGTAAATACAACCTGTGGAGGTGTAGTGTATCCTGTGCCTGGATTAGTCAATAGAATCTTATCGACTGCCTGATTCTGAAGACCACTTCTACTTGTCATAATTGCAACAGC